CCAGCCTTGCACGTTATACCGCACCTCGTAGTTAACCTTATAGAGCAGGCCGTAGTCCTGAACGTTGACCTGAGAGAGCAACAGTTGATCGTAAGCGCCGTTCTCAGCTGAGGCGTGCCAAGTCGTGCCAGCGTAGGTCGGAACAATCGTCGGAAGCACGCCAGCCCAGTCGTTGTCATAAGACGTGGTCCCAAGGTAGGATAGCATATTTTGAACCTCTAGGGCTTCGCTTGTGTAGAAGTGGCCGGAGAAGGAGGACTGAGGGGCAAGGTAGTTGGTCTTACCGTAGAAGTGGCGATATGTTGGGTCAACGAAGCCGATAAAGCGGCCACCGTTTGAGGACTCAAAGCAAGCGCCGTGCTGCCCGATGTAGGATTGTTTCTTATTAACAAGGGCAACAGTGTTTCCAGCGACAACTTGGACATAGTCACCAGTATTTTTGATCTCAACTAGCGGCCCAAGGGGGGACTGGGCAAACGAACCTTGAGGGCCAGCAATCAAACCGACGTAGCCATCGCCACCAGTGGTAAAGAAGTTAGGGTTAGTAGTGATGCTCTCAGAGGTTAGGCCGTTAGACGCTGCAACCTCTGGGTTAGTGTAGACGCCACCGTTAGTGGTCAGGTCGATACCGATATAGTCTACCGTGATAACAGCCATCCCTAGGTTGTCGTAGGTGACGGAGAACTTATGCGCCGCGAGCTGTGGGTTAAGCGGACAGGTCGAGCCTCGGTTGCCGACCGACAGATCGTTATTCGTGTTAGCCTTCCAGACGACCGTAGCCGTAAGCAGGCCGTAGCCGTCGTTACTGAGTTTGCCCCCTGGCTGTTGCACCGGGGTCGTTAGGTCGTTGCCGTAGTCTTGACGTGCCATAAAGTTATTTGCTCTTGAGCATGGATGCGCGGGAAGGAGCCGGAGCGTCGGCAGCGTTTAGCCAGGAGGTCGTGCGGCCACCGCCTGCGTTGGCGATTGTGGCAAGCAGGTCGTTCGTGCGCTTGGCCTCTTCGAGCTGGGAGGTCATGGCCTCAAGCACCGGGTTAGCGCCGACGCCGATCACGTTGCCGAAGCCTTCAGGGGCTTTGAAGGCGTTGCCGACTGGGCCAGTGCCACCAGCGCCAGCGGCGGCGGCTTCGGGGGCAAGCAGCCCTTGGACTTGGTCTTGTATGCTTTTGTTTTTAGAGAGAAAATTAGGCATATCAACCATGCCTCTTCGCGGGTCAAAAGCACTTAACTGGTTTGCCTTGATTATTCCAGCTCCCCTAGGGTCTTTACGTAAGAACTCTTCAGTTACATTTTCACGCTGGGTCTTCGCTTCTTCGGCGGTTTCTCTGGCCTTCTTTTCGTTGTTAAGCTTGTTGGCGTAATACTTGTCTTCGGCAGACATCAGGGCGTTAGTGCCTTCAATGGCGGCCTTGTTAGCGTCCTCGTTCTTCTTCTGGTTATCGGCAATCATCTTACCGATAAACGCCATGGCAGCACCAACCAGCGCCATAGGCCCGAGGAAGGACAGGAAGATGTCCTTGAACGAAGTTTTAAACTTATTGCCGATGCCTTCCAACTGCTTGTCCAAACCACCGACGGCGGCCTTAGCGCGTCCGGCTACCTGCTCGGCGTTAGTGTCGCCGGTGATGCTAAATTGTACGACGTTACTCATGCGGGTTCGGTTTCAAGTTTGGCGATCAGGTCTTCGTCTTCCTTGGTTAGTACCTTCATGTCAGCGCCTTCGCTGATTGCAAAGCATGAGTGCAGCCAGATGGCCTGTGACTCCGGCATGGTCCACGCGCGCTCTTCGGATACCCCATGGTTCATTAGGTTGCAGACCACGGTTAATACCCAGGGCATCCCAGTCGTGTTAGTGTGCTTGGCCTTCTTCTCCCAGAACTTAGGCCAGGACTCAATCAGGACGAACTCAGTAAAGCGGCACATCTGCTTAACGAAGTAGGTTTCGCTGTGGCTTAGACGGCTTAGGTAGAAACGGTCCATTAGGCTGAGTTTGCCGATAGGCTCACCGGCACAGATTTTAACTGCAATCAGAAGGTCCAGCGGACGGACGTCCTTACCGGGCGAAACGAACGGAGACTCGACCGCTTCCAGCTGAAGCCGACGAAGCAGGGAGAATGGGTCAACGAACCTGCCAAGCACCTTGAGGCGGCATGGGTCCGTGAACGCGCTTAGGCAGCGCGGTTCCATCGGTTAGACGACGGCCTCGTAGCCGACGGCAGTGACCGTAATACTGGAGTAATTTTTAACGCTGCCCTTATCTGAAAGTTTGGTCACCCATCCGGTGAAGGTGGTCGAAGCAGAACCGCTCGTATAAGACGAAGCTGTGTTGACCGTAACCGAGAAGGCAGCACCGAGAATCGGCATTACTGACGTTTTCGCAATGAGTTCGCAGGTAATCTGCGTCTTGCGATCGTCACCGCGCCAAGCAACGGTCAGGCCGTTCTCGTCAACGATAGTTGCCTCAGCGTTGAACTCACCGTCATTGGTATAACTTTGCACCACGGCGTTTGTTACGGTGGTATTAGGCAGGGCGTAAATCGCACTGATGCCTTCGACGATGGCGGCCATATACTTATTGCTTTGGGGGTAAGGTTACGGCTGTGGGTTCACCACGATCAGGATGTCGTAGCTGAAGACGGACGCCCAGGAGCGTTCGTTAACCCCTTCGTCCTCGGACTGGGGGGTGACGTCATAGCAGAGGGCATCGCCCCCAGCCACGAAGACCGCCTGTATGGCCGTCAGGTCCTGCATCGCCCCGGCAACGGCAGCGCAACGTGCCCGGTGTTGGGCCAAGGTGTTGTCGTCGGCAGAGGAGAAGACCGTGATTCGCGTACCGCAGGAGTAGTTACCCAGCCCCTGGGGCATATCGTTAGGCGCTCGGGCCGAGTCGCAAAGGACGATGGCCTTGGGCAGTACGTTGGTATCTGCACCGTCGCCAGTGTAGATGGACACTCCGGCCAGTTCGGTCTGAGCGGAGAGGTGGGAAGCGATAGCCGCTTCAAGGATTTGACGTGAGGATTTCGTGCCCATAAAGTGTTATTTCTTGCGGTTGGCGCGGTCAACGGATTCAGCTAGGCGGGCCTTAATGCTTTCCGGGTTGTTAGCAATCTGCTTAACTCGGTTGCCGTAGACAATGTTTACCATGTCTGCATCAGTTGCAATATTGTTGATGTTACCGATAAGATTAGTGGCAGTCATGGAAACCCTATTGCCTGTATTAATCATAGAGAACTGTCCCATTGACGAGCGGTTGGCATCAACCCAAGGGGCATTGTATGCGCCATAGTTTCTGGCCTTACCCTTAGAACTGATAAGCGGGGGAATCATCCGGAGGGCTGTAGCCCACGCGGCCTTAGTGTAGCCGACCTTTAGTTGTCGCTCGGCGATGTAAGCCTGCAGCAGTGTAGCAGTTCCGACCATGTATTGAGGGCGGGGGGAGGGGGCGTTCTTAGGCCAGCGGCCACCTACCTTGGCTTTATACTTATCGTGGATGCCGCGCAGGTCGTTAGTCGGGCCTTCGATTTTGCCACTGTCTCCAAAGATATTGGCGTGGGCTAGGTAGTTCTTAGCCTTGGCAAACGCTCGCGTGTAACTCGTATCCTGCAGAATCTTACGCATAATGGGGGACACTCCGGGGATTTTAGCCGTGTCTATGCTGTCGTAGATTTGACGGAATCCCTCCTGGTCATTAGCCCTAACCGAGTTAACCACCCGGCGCATGATTACTGGCATAGCCCTGCGGGGCTGATCCATGGGAATAAAGATGCGTCGTACGTCCTTTGCCAGTTTGCCCATGCCTGCCTTGTGGGCGGCTACGCTAAGGCCACGGCCCCCGCCCTTGGGCATAGGGGGCGTGAACATCATGGCGTCTCGGAGCATCAGTCGCATCTGCTCGTTAGTAATAATGCCGACATCAACCTTCACGTCCTTGGCGAACTGGGCAATAGCCGCGTCAAAGTCGGCCTTGCTCTTAGGTACAATGCCGGGCTTCTTAGCCATTACTGGTTATCGTCAACGCACTCTAGCTCGATAACGGCTGAGGTCAGTTTGTAGGACTGGCCCTTGATGCGGAGGACTTGGCCGTTAACCGTGAACTTCTTACCTTCGCCCAGGGCGGCGATAGGAACCCCTGAGACGATGGTGGCGACCTCACCCCCTACCCGGCCATCAGAAGCCGTCCAAGGGGCCGTAGCGGCGGCGAAACGCACCGTCCACATCTTCTGGTCAACGAAGCCCCCAGAGTCGAACTTAGGGGTATTCATCGGGCGGGACAGGCCGACGAGGAACAGGTCGGAGCCGACCGTAGCCGGGACGCCGATATCAGCCAGGAGAGACTGGAAGTCGGGGAGGAATGTATCGTAAATGCTCATAGGTTGGGAGGGTCAGGAATTGGAGATACAAAAAAGCCCCCATTGCTGGGGGCTGTCTTAGGCCGTCAGCCCCGATTAGGCGCTGTAGACGGAGGCGATCGTACCAGTCGTGATGCCCTTGTTCGCACCGAACATCAGTTCCATGGAGCCGATGAGGTTACGAGTGGAGGGGTCAGACCAGACGTTGTAGTAGACCGAGATACCGAGACCTTCGATCGGGACGACTTCGCTGACGAGGAAGTCGGCGCTGACGTTCTCGAAGGAGGGGGCCGCGCTCGCCATAGCGATGGCTTCCGGGCTGCAGGCGAAACCAGAGAGGTTCGCTTCAGAAGGGAAGAGGTTAGCGTAGAACACGCCACCGTCGAAACCGTAAGCACCAGCCGAGAGAGGCAGGCCAGTCGTGGCGGTCGGGATAAGGTTGCTGTAGATGCCCGGGTTAACGATCAGGGTCTTGCGACCAGACTTGGAGACACCGGCCCAGAGAGCGCGGAGCTGAGCAGAGCCAGGGGTAACGGTCGAGTCAGCACCAGTGACGGTGGCAGCACCGAAGTTAGCAACCGTGATAGGAGCGGTAGCGGCGGCCCAGATGGAGTCGGCCAGCTTGTCCATGTTGATCTTCAGAATCTTTTCGAGACGGATGCCATTCTGGATATCAGCGTACGAAAGACCGAACGGCTGGTAGAGGTGGGCGAGCGTAACGGCAGTCGCACCGAGGGTGGACGCGCCGATGGTCGAGAAGTCCGTCGGGTTGGTGACAGTCGAGCTGCCGCCAGTGGAGAGAGCCACCTGGATGACGTCCTTCGGGCGCTTCACATCAGACGAGAAGTCAGAGGCGAAGTTTGCGAGACCGGCGAGGCGATTCGAGAGGGAGGTGAGGCTGAGTTCGGCGACGGTGTCGACGATCAGAGCGCTGTTGATGGTGTTAGCCATAGTGTGTTATATTTGGGGGGTAGAGATTATTTAGCGGAAAAGAGGACAGCCTTGTGCTTCTTGAAGAAGGCGCGGCGTTCAGCACCGACAGGCATCGCGGCGTACTGCTCGCAGATGGAGCCGACGACAGCCTGGGCGACAGGGGCGGCGACAGGGGCCACGCCAGAAGAGGCGAGAATGACAGCGGCTTCGGCAGAACCGGTGGCCTTGGCGGCTTCCAGTTCGGCAATCTTAGCGTTAGCGTCAGCGAGAGCGAGTTCAAGCTCCTGAACCTTTTGGTCTTGGGAAGC